CCCCTGCCACTAACAATGATGTCAGGAATGCTAGATAATTAATCATTTAAAAGTTGTTGTAATTTTAATTTGAATGAGTCTATCTTAACTGATCTATTTGGCCAGTAGATATACTCTTTATCTTCGTTTGCTTGTAAGTTATTTAATAATGGAATCACAGCATCATAGATTGCATTTGTTTTAGCTTTCCATTCCTCTGCTTGTGCTTGCCATAGAGCAGCAGTTGATGATGCTTCTGATACTTCAGACTTAACAGATTGTACTACTGCTAATTCATCTTCATCAACAACACTAAATCCAAAATCAAAATTACTCAAGTCTATGTTATTTTTACTTGCCATATTTTCTCCGTGGTGTAGTATTTATACAAAGAATTGATCGAGAGTTGCTTGTTTGTCTATGCTCCAACCGATTGCTTCAGTGATATGATTAAGAGGTTCTTTGAAAGATTTCTCGAATTGTTTGTCGTAATCTATGTAATTTTCCATACCAAGTTCTTGTGGAAGTACATTAGGAACAGCAAATACATTCTCTCTCATAGGATTAGGAAGTTTCATATAACAAAACTTAATCTTATCACCTTCGTGTATTTCATTGTATTTCTTGTTTAGTTTTTTATCTTTGATAACTTTATTGTACAGTAATGAACCTCTTACATGAATAGGTGTTCCTTTCTTGTATATGTCACTAGCACTAGACCATTTGTTTATGTATCTACATCCTCTTGGAAATGCTACATCTTCAAATGGCATTTGTCTGAATAGAGTTTCAAAGTCATTTACATATTCTCTCAATGCCATCTCACCATCTTTCATCAATACATCAAGAGCTTCTTTGATTGCTTTTCTTACAACGCCTGGTGTACTTGATCTTACAGATTCAATACCCATCATTTTTAGTTTAGGTTCTTCGTATCTAACTCCTTCAGAGTCATATACATTCATAATGTAATGTTTCTTACCAGTCCATATAGCTTTGTCAGCAATGTTCTCTCTTTTCATTACCATCTTTTGTTCAAATGCTCCAACATAATCAGCTAGTTGTTTATAGCTTTTATCGATATATGGTTCTAACAATTGATTAGATAATTTATCTAAGAAGTTAATTACTTTATCAGTATCGTTTTGATCAATACCAGATTCTTCTACAGCTTTATCAAGTACAACATAAAGAGAATCAGTATCTACTGCAACAACATAATCAACATCTTTTGTGTTTAGTTTTTCATTTAAGAACATATTGAGTTTTACTTCCATCCACTTGATAGATAACTGACCACTTAGTGTAATAGATTCAGCATACTTAGTATCAAAGAATCTAAAGTATTGATTACCAAGTGCACCATAAGCTGAGTTAAGTTGAATCTTTTTAGCCATCTGCATATTATTACACTTAGCTATTTCATATTCAAGTTTCTTAGTTTTACTTTTTTGATATTGTTTCTTAGCTTCGATCATTTGACCTTTCCACTTAACACGTTCGTTATACATCTTCTCCATTAGCTTAGGTAAGAAACCTTGGAAATCTTTTGTATAC